ATTGAAAACCTCACCAAGGCCAAAGCAACGCCTAAGGCACCTTTGAAGCGGGAAAACTTCGCCAGCGAGACAGAGTACATCTCTGCGGCTGTGAGGGAAGAAACTGCAAGGGTGCGTGAAGCGGAGCAACTTGAACAAGCCAAGACAGGCGTTGAGCAGGCCAAGCAAACCGAGGCACTCAACGAATGGATGGGTAAGATCAATGCGTTGTATCCGACCGAAGCGGAGCAACAAGCCTATCAAGAGGCTCTAGCTGAACTAGGCGATCCCTACCAAGCAATGAGCCAAGACATGAGCGGCTATGTGGAGCGTTCCGTAGTTGGGCCGAAGATCTTGGAGTACCTAGGCGCCCGCCTAGGCGAGCTACAGCAGATCAATCGGATGCACCCGGCGGACCAAATCAGAGCATTGCAGGCTATCGCAGCCTTTGTCTCAAAGCCCAAGACCGTCGCCCCAAAGGTGACTAAAGCACCCGGCCCGGTAGGTAAGCTAGGAGCAGGCAGCGGTAGCAAAAGTGCGGGAGAAATGTCCCAGCGTGAGCTGTTGGAATACTACCGCAAGCATCGCAAAATGCCCGGAGAGTAAACAAGCCAAGTCAAGGAGACTAACAAATGGCTACCTTCAACTTCAAGACCAGTTCTATCGCAATCCCCTTCCTCGCTGAGTGGGCTGACTCGCTTCCCATCCTCCTCAACTCCAATAAGCAGTTGGATAAGGAGTTCAAGGGCGGTACAGGCTCTACCATGAGCATGATTATCCCCGATCACCCGGAGATTGGTACCGGGTCGGTACTTGTGGAGTCCAATGGCTCTTACAGTGCCGGAACCAAGACGCTCACTCTGACCCGCAACAATGTGTGGTTCGGTGCCGACCAAGTGCAGTACGCCTTGGACATCTCGGACCTTACCGGCCAGTTAACACGGCCTTGGGGTCAGAAGCTCGCCTCTTACATTCAGACAGGCGTGGCGAACAAGGTTATGCTTGCCGCCGACCATCAGATTGTGATGAGCGGCACCACCTACTTTGCGCAGATCGGCAAGGTCATTGCGCGTATTCGTAACAGCCGTTCCTACGATTCGCTCTACGGTGCTCTCAACCCCATGCTGAATAGCGAAGTGATTAGTTCCGGCATTCAGTTCTTCAACCCATCTACTCAGATTTCGGAGATGTTCAAAAATGCCCGCTTGGGTATGTACAACACCACCGAGTTCTTCTCCACTCCCGATGTGGTCAACCTCACCACAGGTACCTTGGCCCTCGGATCCAGCACTGTGTTGAAGGTCAAGACCTCCATCACCGTTGCTGGTACTACTACCTTGGTTCTCAAGGTTGTTGGCGGCACTGCTACCCTCGCAGGGACCGTCAAGGCCGGACAGGGCTTCACTATTGCAGGCGTGTCGGCTGTGGATATCTACGGCAAGAGCGTTGGCGCACCTTATTGCTTCGTTGCTCAGTCGGATGCGACTGCAAGCGGCAATGAGATTGAGATTACTGTGAAGGCTGTGTACACCTCCACCGACAGCAAGCCCCTCGCCAATGTCTCCGTTTACCCTGTTGCTGACGCTGTGGTTACACAGTTGCAGGACTCCAACAGCGAGTATATGGGTGGCATTGTGTGGGACAAGCAGGCTCTAATGTTCGGTTCCGCCAAGATGGCCCCCATCAGCGGTGCGGAAGAGGATGTGTTCACCGACGCCCCCAACGGCTTGGCTATCACTGTCTACCGTGGGCCGGATGCGTTCAACGGTCGGCAGATCCTCCGCATGGACTGCCTCACCGGATCAGAGTTGGTTCGCTCCAACTGGGCCGGCGTTGCTTGGCTCAAGGTCGCCTAACCACGGCAAAGCGGGGGTGGGGGCTGAACGGCCCCTGCCCCTCTTTTCGTATAAACACTAAGGAGTAAAAACATGGCGACTTTCTCATTCACTACCCCCAACAGCAATACCGCCACCATGACCCTCGCAAGTTGGACCTCGCTCAATCTTCGCGCCGCTTACCAGTAACAACATAGGGGGGGAGCAATCCCCCCCGCTTTTGCGGGGCCGCTATGGTCAATGTGCGCAATGTCATTGTAGAGGCTTACCGCATGGCAGGGCTGTTGTCCGATGGACAAGCTCTAGACGGTACGCAATCACTCATTGGTCTAAACCAACTCAACAGCATGGTGTCGGCTCTCAATCTTGAGGGCTTTTTTGCATCCTCATTGGTGCAACTAGAGTACACCCCCGTTGAGGCCAAGCTCTCCTACACTATCGGGACGCAAGACGATCCGCTGTGGGCGGTGCCGGATATCAATGCTGTTCGGCCTAGTCACTTGCGCCGGGTTTACATCGCCTATACAGGCTACGGTGTGCCTATGGAGTTGCCCCTAGTAGGGCCGCAGGACATCTATCAGTTCCGGCCATCACAAACTAGCGTGGGTGCGCCCCGGTTCGCGGCGTACCTCTCAAACTACCCCTACGGAGAGATCCAATTCAACATTGCCCCCTCCGCCGGGTTCGCCCTGTTCATTATTTACAACAAGGCTATCCCTGTTGCGGCCTTCAACGATAACCTACTAGTGCCGCCGGAGTACACCCCCGCACTAACCTATGGCCTTGCGTACCTGTTGGCTCAGCGCAACGGCAGGCCGGGAGAGGTGCTAGCAGGGATGCAACAGCTCCGGCATGAGGCTTATCAGCAGATCCGCGATAATGTACTACAAAACACCCCCCTGACGGCTCACCTCGGAAGCTATGAGCAAATGGTGGGTGGCAGCATCTTCACCGGGCCGGGGCTAAGCTAATGGGTACCGGGGTGATTGTTCCGTTTGTCGGTGGTAGCTACCCCTATCGTAGCCGGGGCGTTAGCGTCCAACGCTCGGTAAACCTGTATCCGGAAATGGTGGAGGATGGCAGCGGAAAAACCAAAATCACCCTAGTACATACCCCCGGATCGTCAATAGCAATGACTATCGGAGACGATGCAACAGCGACTTGCCGGGGTATGTACTACTCTAGCAGCGGACCGGGGCAAGACTCTTGCCTCTATGTTGTTTACGGTGTGTCGGTGTTTCGGATCAGCCGGGCGGCTATTTTGGCCGGAGTTGGGGCGGTATTCGTTGGACAGGTGGCACCGGGTTCCGGCCTTACATCGCCTGTAGCTATGACAGATAACGGCTTCAAGCTAGTGGTGGCAGATGGGGCGGCACTCTATGAGGCTGACTTGTTTGCAGATGATAGCGTTGTTGAGGGTACTTGGAAACAAGTTACCTTGCCGGATCAAGCAGGGACCACAACGCCTATTCAGCCGTCTCAGGTGGTGTTCCTAAATCAGAGGCTCATCATCAATAGTCAAGGGACAAATCAATTCTACTTTAGCAACCCGGCGACATTGGAGTTTGAAGACTCATTTGGGGTGCAGAATTTCTACACGGCGGAAAGCTCAGCCGATGCTATCCGGGCCTTGTTGGTGTGCAATAACAGATTGTGGGTATTTGGTGATAGAAGCTATGAAGTGTGGAGCGCGACAGGCGGTAGCGACTCGGACCCGCTTGGGCCTATCTCCGGCTATGCGTCTCAAATTGGGGTGCAGGGCTATCGGACTCCGGCGGCTATCTTGGATAAGGTGTTTTGGCTTGGCTCTAGTGATGCCGGGCGGAATATGGTAATGGTTGGGACTGGGCTAGAAACGCCGCAACGGATCAGCACCAATGGCATTGAGTACCAAATAGGGAAGCTGACCGATGCCGATGCGGGGATTGGGTGGTGCTACACGATTGAGGGGCATACCTTCTACGCTCTGACCTTCCAACTATCTAAGCTCACGCTAGTCTACGATCTATCCACAGGGCTTTGGCATGAGCGTAGCACCCATGATTGGGCAACAGGTACGCCGGGGCCGTGGGATCCTATCTACGGTGTAACGGCATTCAATAAAGTTTACCACGGATCAAGCCTAAGTAACCGCTTGCTGTTGCTAGACGATGGTAAGTACACGGATTGGGATGATAAGCCAATAATTCGCACTCGCACGGGCCCTATCTACTTTGCCGACTTTGACCCGGTGGCAATCCGAGAGCTGTACATAGACATGGAGATAGGTACTACCCCATTGCTAGTTGGCTTTGGGCGCGATCCGCAGGCCATGCTAGAGATCAGCCGGGACGGTGGTAGCACTTGGGAGGCTATGGGGTGGCGAAGCATTGGAGGTCAAGGTGAGTACTACTACACCACCGTCAAATGGACCAACCTCGGGTTGGGGCGGTCTATGGTGGCTAGGCTTGTATTTAGCGACCCTGTACCTGTCGTTATCTATGGTGCGCGGCTAATCTTGGACAAGAGCAGCACCCGATGATATACAGGCTTGTGCTAGGTTGGGCTAAGGCGGACTCTGATAGCCGGGCCTTTGCCGATGCGTGGGGTATCCTGCTCAACGCATTAGCCGGGGCGTGGGGTACGGTGGCCTATCAGATTATCGAGGGATATGAGGTTGAGGCGCGGGTGACTAAGGGCTATTTCGTGGCCTCATTGGACGCAACGCTAGAGGCCGGGACATACACCATAAGCATCCCTTATGTCTGTTTGGGGTACGCTCGGATCAGTGTGGAGAGTGTCACAGCGGGTGAAGCGACCAAGCTCGGCGAGTATATTGTGGAGGAGGGCGCAACGAGCGCAGCCGTCACAATCCCCGAAGGTCGCATGATAATTACAGCACAGGGCCAAGCCCGGAGGATTTGACGATGTTACCACTACTAGCACTAGCCGGGGGGGCCGCTTTAGCAGGTGGTGTCGGCGGCATGATGGCAGGCGACCAAGCGGCGGCAAACAATCGCCGTGCTACAGGCTATGTAGACAAGGTGATGCGAGCGGTCCCCGGTCAAGTTAGCGCACTCACAGGCTACGCAAATCAGCAAATGTCTCCCTACACCCAAGGGGCGGGGCAGGACATGGCTGACTATCGCTCTACCCTAGGGCAAGACCTTAGCCAATACAACTATCAGCAGGCCTCACCCTTCCAGTATGATTTGCAGGGACAGACACAGGCGTTCCTAGATCCGTCTATGGACTACCAAATCCAACAGGCCACAAGTGCGTTGGAAGGTAGTGCCGCCAACGCTGGGAAGCTGTTCTCAAGCTCTACAGGCCGGGGCATTGCGGACCGTGCGCAGGCTATCGCTCAACAAAGTTGGAAAGATGCTCTACAGACTGCTCTCGCTGACCGTAGCTTTATGGCTGGAGAGGATCAGCGAAACATTGGTAATCAGAGGGCTATGCAAGATCAAGGCTTGGCCATGTGGCAGGCCAAGGCGCAAGGGCTAGGCAATCTAGCAGGCATGGGGCAACAGGCTGTAACAGGTCTTACAGGCATGAACCTTGGGGCCATGTCCGGCGGATATCAAACCGTCAACGATGCCAACCTAGCCAAAGCCAACTTGGCGCAACAGCGTGGCCCTACCGGGGCGGCGGCATTCTTCCAAGGTCTAGGCTCAGCGATGCCGGGCGTACTTTCCGCATTTGGAGAATAAGCAGATGGCACTAGCAAACTTTGGCATACTGCAAGCGGGGCCGGATCCATATCAGCGCATTCAGCAGGCGGCTCAACCGTGGGGCGCGGCGGCGGGTGTGGGGCGTGGCCTCTTGGATGCGTGGAAGCAAGAGCAAGATAAGCGCATTGGCGCGGATCTTATGGCGGCGTGGGACTACAAAGCCCCCGCTGATTTGACTGTATTGACGCCGGAGCAGCAGGCTCAACACGAGCGGTATTCGCAGATCTTCGCCCCCGATATGACAGACGCCGCTAAGTTTCGCAAGGCGGCGCAACTCCGTATGCCCTACAACCAACAAGCGGCTGAAAAGATGTTGCAGATGGCCGATGTAAGGGAACGGGAAGAAGCGCAGATGATGCAGGAGGCCCAAGCCAAGGCGCAGCAGGCTCCCTCTGCAAACATTGTGCGAGTTGAAAATCAGATAGGCGAGTACCAGCGAGAAATGGAACAGTTGGCAGATCGGCGCAACAGGCTAGAAGCCAACAACACAGAAGGGCGCAAACTGATTGATAGCCGTGTGTCCTTGTTGGGTCAAGAGGTAAACCGTTTGTACGGCGTCAAGAAGGAGATGGCAAAGGGTACTCTCTTGGAGAATGCTTATTCCACCTCGCTTGAGCCGACTACTAGTGTGCCTGTGGTTCAAGCCCCTGCGGTGCCGGAAGTGGCCCCCCAAGCAACACCACTGTCCACAGTCAAGTACAAGCAAGACCTTGCAAAAGCCAAGTCCGAAGCTCAGAAGCAACTATCAGCGGGGCTTATCAATCAAGATCAGTTCTTCGCATACATTGCGCAGGCCGAAGCCGATGCAGAGGCGGGGGGCAATCAGCCAAACCCCAAGGGCGCAGCAACATCTGATTGGGATGATCTTGTTGGTAAGGTGCAGTTCATCAAGGCCCGACAGGACTACAACGCAGTCAAGAATGCGCGGGAGTTCTTGCAGACCGCTTTGAACAAGCCCCTAGACAAGGCGGAGATTTCACAGATCAAGTTCGCTATTGCTAGAGCAGTGACCGGGCCGGGCGTGTTGACCGAGTCGGAAGTAAATGCCGCGAATGCTCCTGAGGATATAGTGACAAAAGCTCTATACGATGCCGGGGTTCTAGGCTACTTCAAGAGCTTTGACGAAGGAGCTGTAAAGTCTGGTATCAAGGCGGCTCTGAATAACTCCAGTGGCCTAAACACGGCGGCTGATAACATCAATGACTTCATCGGCGAGCACAACAGCCGACACCCGAAATACGCAAAGCCCCTGTATAGCCGTATCGGTGGCGAGGCCAAGCCTGTTGCGCAAAAGCAGGGCCGCAGGACGGCAACCGCAGACGATCTAAAGGAATTGGGCCTATGAAGCGGTACTATTGGGTAAAGCCCGATGGGGCAGAGGTTGAGCTAACAGCCGACCAAGTAAAGGCCGCTGTAGCCAAAGGCACACTGTCTACATCCAATCTACAGGTAGAGGATGATGGGCAAGCCGATGCCACTAGCTCCGCTTCACAGGCAGGCTTTGGCGGTCTAGATGAGGGCGGGGCGGTGCTACCTGTTTCTCCCCAATCGCAAGAGCCGGAGCGGCCTTGGATCAAGGACAACAGCGGCGACTCGATGGGGTTTGAAGAGGACTTTGACCGAGGCGACTTGGTTGAGGCGTTGTTCCCCCTTGGCGTTGGCGCGGCCCGGCGTGGTGGTGATACAATCTTGCCAAGCATTGCCGATGCGGCTTTGACATTTGCCCCCGGTGCGTTAGCTGTCAAGGCGGCAGCAAAGGTTGCCCCCAAGATCCTATCACAGCTCCCTAGAGCGGCGAAGCTCCTCAAGATTGGCGAGGGTGCGGCTAATGTCGGTACTCGCCTCCCAATGGCCCTAGAGGGCGGCATAGGGGCGGCGGGTCAACTCACTGCGGATCAAACGCTAGGCGAGGGCGCAAGCGGTGCCACAGCGGCTGCAACAGGTCTAGCCCCGGCGGCTCTGCCTGTACTTGGCAAGGTGCTTCGCGCCCCTGCTAGGGCGGCGGGTGCGGGGGTTCGCGCGGCGGCGGCGGCGGCGGAAGAAACGGCCCCCACATTGGCTGCTGTTGCGGGTGGCGTGGGGCGTACCCTCGAAGAGTCCGGGGTGCCTATGGTGCAAGACATCAAGGGCATTGTCAACGAACAGCCGTGGAAGAAAGCGGGGGAGATGCGCAAGGTCGCATCAGAGATTGGGGTGGAAGCTGACAAGATCCCTAGCCTTATCCATGGCCCTATGTCGGCAAATGCTCAGCTCAGCCGGAAGCGTTACTTAGCCAACGATCTAGACCTAATCCGCAATGTGGATGAAGCCCAAGGCAAGCTACAGGGGGCTTTGCGGCAGACGGTTAAGGCGGTTGGCAACGGTGCGGAGCCAATGACTACAGACCAAGCCGGAGCAATGCTGAAAGAGGTTGTGCCACAGGCGGCGCGGCTTGCCATTGAGCAGATGGATACCCGCTTTAGCACTATCGCTAGAGACATCCCCGACCTACAGGTATCCGATGATGCGCTTATTGATGCGTATCAGATTATCGGGCCTATCATTGAGCAGGCGCAAGACTTTAGCGGCCTTGGGCTTAGCGTTGCTCCGTTCCAAACTTTGGAAAAGCTGATTATTGGTGATGCCTCTTTCGCCAACATCAATAGGGCGCGGGACTTGGTTGGGCGCATTGCGTACCCCAAGGGCGGTGCCGTGCTAGAGCAACACGCTCCAATGGTGGAAGAGTTGCGCAAGGTGTACCAATCCCTGTCAAACGCTCTTGTGAATACTGCAAAGGGTTACGACCCCAAGCTAGGCGAGGAGTTGGTCAAGAGCAACAAGGCTATCCAAGAAATCAGCAAGACTACTAAGGTGCTATCCTCTGCTCTAGGCAATGAGTCCAAAGAGGGGTCGCAAGTTCTCAACGCTGTATTCAGTGGAGCGGATAAGGTCAACGCACTCAAGAAGCTAGTATCAAAAGACTACTTTGACGCAGCACGGCAGGCGGCACTTGCGGCGAATGTTATCCCCGAAAATGCCGAGGGTATCAGCTATGCGCGGCTTGCAACCAACCTAGCCAAGCAAGGCAAGAATGGTGTGCTAAATGCCATGCTCACAGGCCAAGAGCGCAAGTCATTGCGACAGCTTGCAACGATGGGCAAGGCGATTGATGCCACTTACCCCCGCACTGGTAGGGACTTGTCACAGGTGGCCTTTGGTGGCCCTCTGAGCGCATTGGTAGCACCTCTAGCGGGTAACATCACAGCCGAAGCCGGAGACATTGCAACTAGGCAGGCGGTGCGCAAACTGTCGGGCCAAGGGGCGGCTTATCCTACCTTTGGAACAGGCGTAATGAGGGCGGCATTCCCCGAAACTCTTACACGGAGAAACAGCGATGAAGATTGAAATTGAGATTGAGCATGGCAAAGGCAAGGTCAGCGAAGAGAAGATGAAGGAGTACATGGAGATGGAGCGCAAAGTCCACTCTTGGGCATCCGATGAGATCCTTCGCAAGATCGTTGAGGATGAATTGGCTCTAGACCCGGAATACTACGAACGCGAAGAGAAAGACGAAGAAGAGAGCGAAGAAGAGGCGGAATAAATGGCTAGCCCAACCTGTCCACTCGGTCCCTATGTCGGCAACAGTAACGACCTCCTACCGGGGGGGCGGCTGTGGTTCTTGGACCCTACAACCGACTTGCCAAAAAGCATCTATACCGATGGGTCACTGTCGGTGGAGCTTCAAAACCCTATGCCATTGGGTAGTGACGGCAAGACTGAGGATCAGGTGTATTTGGGCTATGGGGGCTATCTACTCAAGCTATACGCTGTGGTAGATGCAAGCAACCCGGCCCCGGTGTTCCCCGATGATTATAGCCTAGTCTCCGAGTGGACGCAGGAGGGGCTAGAGGTTCCGGCTGTTGCTCCAAACACCATCTTCACTGTGGGGACCATTGATGCACTCAGTGCGGCGGATCCGGCGGAAGTTGGGGATGTTGTACAGGTCACAGGCTACTATGATGAGGCTGACATTGTTGGGGTTCGGGCATATGCTTGGAGTCCTGCTAGTGTCGCCACCAGTAACGGCGGGTCGGTAGTTGCGGCGGCGGGTTATGCCACAGGGCGTTGGCTACTCAAGCGAGACAGCGACCTTGTAGATGTTCGGTGGTTCGGCGCATTGCCGGGGGGTACGATTGACTGCAACTCGCCTATCACCTCTGCGGCGGCGTATGCTCAGAACATTGGGGCAACGCTGTATTTCCCGGCGGGTGTCTACCGTGTTGCCCCCGGTGCTGTTGCAATAAACTCTAAGCTGCGCATTGACGATGGGGCTAGTGTGTTTGTTCGCATTGCGGATGAATACGCTGTTTATATTTCGGGCGAATATAGCATTGGCCTCACAGGTAGTTGGCAGAACGGCGCAAGCGTTGGCACCTCCAATCTAGACTTCAATGCTAATTCGTGGAGAGGGGAAGTGCGTCCGGCGTGGTATGTCACTGCGTTTGATGGGATGCTACCCTACATCGGTGCGCAGGCGGTGCGGATCATTGATGAGCAGACAGCCTTTAGCATGGCAAACCGTACCATAGACAGGCTAGTCTTTAGCGGCCTTGGCACCCTGTCATTAGAGCATGATGCCAACACACTCACGATCAATGACATTGTTATCCTAGACCAAGATACGCCGGAGCGGATCAGCGGCACACTAGCACCATTGTCCAGGACCGTGCTAGGCTCACAGGTGGTGCTGCGCACTAGCAACTTATCCACCTTGGCTATACAGACCATAGACGGCGGTGAAGCATCTTTACTAGTTGACACCAATGTGACCATGCTAGAAGATGGCAATGCGCCTAAATGGGGTCTTATAGATGGCGTGGGCGGTGCCTTGGTTGTGTCTAGTGGGTTCACCTGTAACATGGGCAATGTCAAGACGGTGGTTGGTAGGGTTCTTGCGGCCCAAGAAGCTACCATCACAAACGGATCACAGATCACAGCGGCTAACTACTTCTTGGATGATGTTTCGCGGGTCAAGGGGTTCCTTGGCTCCTACGGTGTGAGCGGTGGTGTAGCTGACTTCAATGGGCTAAACATTGGTTCTTTGGCTCTGAATGTGGTTGGCCTTGGCGATGTTATCATTCGCGCCTGTCGCACTACAGGTGGAGTCACAGGCGAGACCTCAACGCAGCAGGGGGTGTACCTAGACCAATGCGTGGTGAGCGGTGCGCTGTCGGGTGCAGGGATGGATATCAATCTATCCAACGGATCACAGTTCGCGGCAAGCACTGCAACTATTCGCTCTCTCACTGTGACCGATGCGAGCTATGCTCAGATGAGCGCATACGGTGCTGACATTGTGGAGAATGTTAGTGTGTCCGGCGGGTCAACATTGGAAAGCGTTGCGCTGAGCTGTCAAGAGTTCTACGCAAAAGACGCTACTCTAATCGGTGTGGGTGATTGGGTGCAGCGGTTTGCTTTGTGTGATGTTAGGAATTGTGTGGTGTATTGCTCTAGCGATGCCGGGCTTATGTTCAAACCCACAGCAGGCACCTACACTTGGCGGGTGGTGTTTGATGATAACGATGTAACCAACGGCTATATGCTACCTCAAGGCACCGGGACTGTCAAGTATATCTACATCCGCCGCAATGACTTCAAGCGGCTAAACGATATCCAGTACATCCCGATTGCGTCTAGTGGTATGACAGCAACGGTAGATGATAGCTCGTTTATCCGAGTTTGCGATAACACCCCCAAACAGCGGAGGCTATCTACAGACCCCGCCGGAGCTAATACGGAGCTTTATGTTAGGGAGACGGATGTTTCAGCATACCGTGAGGTCGCCTCAACAGGCGCGATTGATTACGACCTCCGAGAGAGTGAGCAAACATCATTCTTCGTGCCTTACTCCGCTATCGGATGGCAACTAGGATTTTCACAAGTGACTCACTATAACGGTGGGACAGGGATTTTTGCAGGATCAGAAATTGAAGACATTGGAAGCGGAGTACCGGGGATTGTGCTAGGTCTTGCCGACACTGTTCCCAACTTCATTCGCATCTCACTTTACCACTAGGGGCTATAATGCCGTCTTATCCTCTAATGTTTGACTATGTAGTGCTAGACCAAGACGGCAAGCTAGCTGTTGGCGGCACTATTGAGGCATTCTACTCCGGTACGGATATACCTGCAATCATCTACAATGAGGCAGGCAATCCTATAGATCAGCCTTTAGTATTTGGTTCGGATGCTAGGGCGTTTTTCAAGCTAGGCGCAACTCACGCCTATCGCATTCGCGCAAAGGATGTATTAGGAGCGCAAATCTATCAGCGTGACGGCGTGACAGGCGCAAGTAGCGGCGGCGGCGGCGGGGCGGTGTCTAGCGTGTTCGGGCGCACAGGCGATGTTATGGCAGAGTCGGGCGACTACTCCTCCGGCATTATCACAAACGACTCCACAGTGACAGGCGCAACGGTCACAGATGCCCTAGAGACCTTGGCGGGGGATGCACTAGGCTACCTCAAGGCCGATGGCACCGTAGAGTGGACCGGGACGCAACTTCCCGCGATGGATAACGCTATTGACCTAGGGGCTAGTGACAAGCAAATACGGCGTGTTTTTTCGCGAGTTGTGACCGGAACAGG